CCAGAGGGAACCACCCCTTCTTCATTACTGAAGAAACATTGTTTACGATGCCTAAACCACCTACTGGTGGGTCGAGATAATCAAGAAGATTATATCGGGGCGACTTACTGAATAAGAATTCAGTAAGATCGTAAGCACTCTGAGTAGCGACTTTCTCACTTTTAGAAGTAAGAGAGTCCATTCTGACTTCATTGCGATGTAGATCGTTATTCCATCTAGTTTTAAGATGGCCGACGCTATATCCCATAAAGCTAGAATAACCTGCTCCTTTGACAGAGTAGGTCCCCTCAGAGTCATGAACTCTAACAGTAGGAAGCTCTAGCTTCCTTAAATGGGACATAATCCAAGAGGATACGTTCCACATACCACGGATATAGAAGTTATTACTAGCTTCTACCATGGACTGAGCGACTTCATGAGAAGGATTACTAGAGAACCTTTTAATGCGCGCTGGCGTAACATCTATGCCATCGTATGCATCAAGGCCGCAACTCTCTCTAAACTTCCCTTTCGAGAAGGTCTTATTGAGATTAACGGATAGCTGCAAGCAGCTTAATATCTCTAGTAAATTCGGTAGCGAAGAGATAGGAACGATAATATCGTCCCCAAACACGCGGACCTTACGGGCCGCGCGAGATATACTCCGTGATGATACTGACGAACCTTCAGAGTGAAGGACCGCGGCAATAGAAATCATGGAGTAGACGATGGTCTGTACCGGAAAGGTACAGGCACTGCCTTGAGTGAAACATTTCTTCAGTTTAATCACTGAAAAAAGATCATTTATGGCATTCTTCATCCACCTAGTACGACTGGCGTGAATCCGTTCTAATATTGTTATATTAGATCTAAAAGCACGTTCAATAGTCCAGGTAGATAGCCTATCAGAGGCGCTCTTCAAGTCTACAGTGGCATGAGAGCCACTGGCAGAACTTGATTTGGCAAGTTCCCTGTTGGGAACTTGATTACCAAACGATACGCAGTATCGAAGAGGCGTCTTCCTAATACGAGACTCTAATTGGTTTCGTACTAGCTGCTGAATCCATTGATGATAGTTAGGTTCTGAGCCAATTAGGCGAGGACCTGACATAGTCTTTGGTACAGCGATAAGCTTAGATGGATGTTCATTATTGATCATCGATCTAGAAGAATCGTCAATATGGAGCTGCAGACCTAGGTCATGCGTTCCATATCTATCAAAAGGGAAGATACGGTCGAGTTTTCTTGGCCAAACGCGGAAGTCAAACTTTGACTCACTACGTTTTTGGTTAGAGACTCTACCAGTTCCATGCCTTGGCCGCTCTGGAGAGTAGTCATCATCATTTTCATGATGAAGGTCTCCAAAGTTCGAAGAGACCAGATCACACACCTTTTGTAAGGTGATAAGTATTCCGTTTCCGGTACTTTGTGATCTACTAACACTGTCGATTTTATCGATATCAGTGTTAGGCAGGGATTCCCGTCTTCCTCTATTATGACTGAGACAGTCACTAAAAGAGAGAGAACGGAGACTAGGACTATCTTCAAAAAGATCGTCCTGGTCCCAGCCGAGGCTGGAGTTTCTGAGTTCTTCTTCGTTGGTGATGAAGTTCGAAACTTCCTCATCAATAGCCTCCTGTTTACAAGGGTTTTTGAGTTTTCCGAAACCCTCGTATAGCTGACGCAAGTCAGCTATAGCTGAAACATTTGGCTCGGCCTTTAAGCTTCCATCGTGATTGAAGATCTGTAGATAGAGATCCTTGCAGAACGCAGGAACCACTATCTTTTTGCTGGTTTTACTACATAAGTAAAGTCCAGAAGAAACGTACAGACCTTCATCAAGGCATCTCTCCAGATGCTTTCTGATGGCTGGGAGATCTATGGTGAGAAACCTCTCGCCACGGACTACCAGTTCGTGAAGTGAGCGTTCTTTATCGCGCTCCCAATCACGGATGCTACCGTACGTCGGTAGTATGTCTTTAAACATACTAACGATGTAACCTTCAAGCGAGTGTACTAGGCTATTCATCATGTTCATCCTTTCATAGATGTCGTGATCCTAGCGCTAGAACTCTATCTCATACTTAATTGTAGGGTTGGTCTAAGTTAGACTTCCCATGCGATCAAGTCAGCTGAGTTGGTGTTTGTCCAACCGCAAATAGCGGAGGCGACGGCAGCAACTCCACCCACAGAAGAACCTACTCGGTTCCGCATGTGGACGTACGTCTGAATGACAGTTCGGAAACCGTATGCATCAGTAGTTGTGTATGTCAAATCCACAACATGCCGTTCATATTGGCTCTGAGCCTGTCCAGTAGACGTAGGTACGACCTTCGGTTTTCCATCATAGGAATTGCGAAGGGCGAGTTTGACTTCGGTACCTGGAACCGTGGTGTTATCCATGAATACAGATCCGTGGCCGTCCTGATTTTTACGCTTAAGCGTAAAGGCAGTACCGCCGATCGTAATAGAGAGAGAGTTGGCAAGCATTGCTTGTTCCTTTCACACACAAAAGTTGGTTTTAGCTGCGATTAGGTCTTAGTGCCTATTTTCTGAATCTTGTTAAAGATAATAGAAGAGCAGCTAGATTGGTAGCTTGTCCTTTGGTCATAAAACCAAAAGACAGAAGATCACCAATGCTGTCTGGTACGATCACGTTGCGTAGCTTCATATGATGAGCTACTTTACCGGGAGATATTGAATTAGCTCTCCGGTATGGCGGATCTACCTCGGGCTTTGCTATGCCCACAGCATGAGTTGTAACCCATCGTTCCCTCATGATGCAAACATCAGTAGGGAGGACTTTATCTGTGTCTTCGATGGCCGAAAGGACATCGCCTATGTTGACGAAGTAGTCAACAAGCCACGAAAAGGGAATTGATTCCCAGATCGTGGAGGCATCAGGCGTCCGTAAATCAAGGACGACTTTACACGCTTCATTGAAACGTGTAAGGTCGGCAAAATTTATGGGCTTAGCCCTGTTGGGTACCCATCTGACAGAACCCCAAACTTTGGTTCTGTACGATGTATTAACCTTAGCATCCCAGCTACCTAGTCCCGATGAGTAAATCGAGACTGTAGACTCAGGAGAGGAATCTCCCCCAGATGCAAGGCGTACCCTACGACGAGAGCCACCTCTTTCCACTATCTGATTGAATTCCTTTATACGGTTTTCAATACTCGTAGTGATAGATGCAAGCGTTCTAATATCTTTTATAGTAGCTTCCCATCCGAAAACCAAATTCAGATGAGAGCTTCCTATAAGAGAAAAGAAATTGTTTGCAGCTAATTTGAGTAGAGAGGCAGCTTCCACTAATTCCAGGATCATAACTGGAACGGAGATAGTATAACGAAAAGGATTGGTGTCGGCTAGCAGCTTAGCTGTTAGCTCAGCAGTCGTCCCTTCGTAATACTCCCATCCAAGTGGAGGATTATCCGGTATCAAACCACCAGGCGGATAGCAAGGTACATCCTTCATTTCATAATAAAGGGTACCATCCGTTATGGCGCTAAGCCTATAGTTAAGAAAGGGAGGAACGATGTCGGTCTTTTTAAGAACGAGATCGGATGGTGGAGTCAAATGACTCACCGGATCCTTCTTCTTTTCTATATAGTCGGAGCATGTCCAATCCAGGGTTTGGAAAGGAAATGGTCCATCTACTGCAGGAGGCGGGAAAGTAATACCCCCACCTAAGCTAAGGCGTTGACGTGTTCGATATCGATGTTGCATGATCTTCTTCTCCGTTAGGACCTTGATTGGCGCGACGAAGACGCGAAGTGAGCAGA